NAGTCACATCAAGATGATCTGGGTTCTAATGTCCGTTTCCTTGAACCTATGGTCTTGGCCCCAGGTGACGACAAAACGGCCTGGTCAGACACCTTTGGTGGTTCCGGATTGGCTGCTGTATGGACACAGGCGTCGTGGGCCACAGATGTTCCAAGTATCCTCCAGCAGATGGTTTCTGTCGATACGAGCGTAGCTGATGCAGCTGTGGTTCGGGATGCCTTGTTAATTGACGCTACCGCTGTATATACCGTTGAAATGCTTCTAGTACCATGGAATGGAGCATTTCATGGGAATTACCGGATATATCTCCGCTTGGATGACACTACACCAGCAATAGCCACAGATGGCGTAGTGATTGATTTGACTATGACCGGTTCTGGCGGGGTTTATAGTGGTACTGCTACTTCTTATGTTGGGGGAGACGGAGGCACTGAATATGCACTAACAGGGGGGACTCTTACAGGGAGTGTGGCACGGCCAGTATGGTTGATTGCGCAAATAACTGCGGATACTGTAGTAGTCTTTTTGGATGGTGTGACAATTCTTAATCAGGCTATGTCAGGTGACCAGAATGGGCTCAGAGTCGGTTTTGGTTTGGAATGTACGGAAGCTGAAGGCTTAAATCTATGTAATGTGTTCAGAGTTCAATATACCTCTACTGGGACTGTCACGCCATTACGCTCCATATTGACTGCCTCTGCTGGGGGTGATATCTATAACGAGACTCGTTATGGTCGAATGACAGTTGTAACATCTGATTTAACAGTACGTGATGATGTTTCATTAGGTGTAGTTCAAAGTGGGCAGAAACTCTATATCGCCGATTTTGGAGATGTACGCGCATCAGGTACAGATGGCGCCGTAACGGGAACAGCATTTGATTCAGCTACTTATGCAGATTGGACAACGTTGGGTATTCTTACGGATGATGACGTAGTTGTAATTTCAAGCCCCACTGGCGATACAACTGCTGGTACTTATAAAATTTCATCTGTAGCGGCTGGGAATTTGACGTTGGCTTCGGCGCCTGGTAATGGGACATGTACTTTTCGTATTGAACGAGCGCCAAAGGTATATGATCCAATAGCTGATACAATTGCAATTATGACGGCAGATTCCGGTCAGGTACCAACTGGCTGCCCACTGATAGCTCGTTACCTAGATCGAATTGTGCTTGCCGGAGCAGAGATTGCGCCGGGTGTTTGGTATATGGCACATGTCGGAGATGAGCTTGATTGGGATTATGCTGACACCACTAGTCAAAAAGCAGTGTCAGGTCCGGCCAGCGAACCTGGAGTTCCAGCTAAAGCGATAACAGCACTTGTTCCGCATAGCGATGATTATCTAGTTATAGCCTGTAGGAACTCGCTGTGGAGGATGCGTGGCGACCCGGCGTTTGGTGGAAGTCTTGGCGCTCTTTCCCATACTGTGGGGATCGTAGGAGCCAATGCTTGGTGTTGGGGACCAACGGGGGAACTGATCTTTTTATCTCTTGACGGCATATATATTCTTCCTGCTGGTGGAGATTTAAAACCTATTTCTATGTCACGAGAAGTACTTCCTCAGGAACTTCTGAATTTTGATCCAGATATAACAACAATAAATTTAGAGTACAGCATCCAAGATAGGGGAGTAGATATTTTCCTTACTCCGGATTCTTCAAATGAGCGGATACATTGGTGGTTTGATTGGGAACGAAAAACATTTTGGCCAATTTCATTAGCGGCCGACCATGAGCCAACGGCGACTTGCCAACTACAAGCTACTGCCATAGAGGATAGTGGTGTCATTCTCGGAGGGCGAGACGGTAAATTACGGCGCTTTAGTGATTTAGCTGAAACTGATTGTGGTACAGCCTATACGACTTATATTGATATAGGTCCAATTCCATTGGCGTCTGATGGAATGGCTGGAACCTTAATGAGTCTAGACGCAGTAATAGCGGAAAACTGCGGGGATGTAACTTGGGGAATCTATCCAGCTCTTACTTTTGAAGCTGCAGCTGGCGCTTCAGTTGAGGGTACAGGCACCTGGGTAACTGGTCTTAATTCCACTGTACGACCTGGCGGCAGGGGGCAGTGTTATGTGCTGAAGCTTACTGGTGAATCTGGTAGGCGTTGGAGTCTTGAGCAAATTGTGGCTACTGTACGCGATTCTGGTCGTAGGAGAGTGGCATAATGCCTCAAAGAATCCCACATTCACAAGATATTGAAGTCCGCCAAGCCTTCCAACGGGCAAAGTTCCAAACTGATGTACTTTCAACTGGTGCTGTAGATGAAATTCTTGTTGGTCAGGGGGTTGGAGTGCTCCCAATTTGGACTACTCTAGTTACGACTGATGAAAAGGTCGGTGTAGATTCAGGAGCTACAGCCGGCTATCTCGGCGCTGCTTATAATGATGGTATTCTACGAACGGGTGCGCCACTTACTTATACTGATGGTGGAGATTTCATTACACTCGATGTTGATGAAACTGCAATTGACCATAATGTTCTTGCGAATTATGCTGCCAACCAACATGTCGTTCTTCCGGGTACAATAACTGCCGTTTTATCCGACCATAATCTTGCTGCGCATACAGCACTTGGGTTATTCGATGCAAGTTCTGATGTGGACCATGATGCTACTACAAATACACATAACCTTACCACAGATGTAGATCACGACACAATTGCAAATACTCACAATTTAACAACAGACATCGACCATAATCAACTTACGAATTACACCGCCAATCGACATATCGATTGGACTGCTGCGTCGGATAATTTCTCTACAACTGGAACTTTGACATTTAGCCCTAATGGTCATTTATTCAGGGATAGTCCGCTGAGGAGCGCAGGTTCTCTTACTCTTCAAGCTCTGACTTCAGGATCGTATTTCTTTCTTGATCTTTATACAAAAGATGGAGATGGAACTGATGATATGGGGATTTATCTTGTCCCCCTGGGGAGTCCAACTAGCCTAACTAATTTCGAGGCACTTGAGATCAAATGGGATGTATCTGATGGTGAATTTCGTATAGCTACTCTTGAAGGTGGTTCTGGCGTAGTAAGGCCAATTAATATTTTTGCGAAGGGCCATCGAGGGCAATTACTTTTGAATACCGATGGTAGCGTCAGCATGGGTGGAGCGCTTGCCGTTACCGGCAACATTACCGGTCCAAATGTTTCTTCCGGAGCGGACCCAGGGCATACTCATACCGCCTATAGCACAGATGATGTAAAAGTAGGAATTGATTCTGGCGCAACAGCGGGTTATCTTGGCGCAGCTTTTAACGATGGAGTACTGCGGACCAGTACAGGAATTTCCTATGCTGATGGTGGAGATTTTGTTACACTTACAACTAATGATGGAGAGATTGACCACGATTCTCTCTTGAATTATGTTGCTAATCAACATATTGATTGGACGAATGCCACAGATAACTTCTTAACGGATGGAACTTTAGCTTTAACGACTGGCAGTATCTCAGTATTGTTCAGAGATAGTACCCCCGGAGGAACAGATTGTCGTCTTGCTTTGCAAGGTCAGACTTCAGGCAAACGCATGATGCTTGATATCTATACGAAAGATGGAGATGGCACTGACGATACAGGAGTAACTGTTTTTGGTAGGGGAAGTCCAACTAGCTGGACCAATATAGAAGTATTAGAGTTTAGATGGGATGTAAGCGCAAGTAAATTTACTATAAATACTGGTAATGCTGGCTCGGGTTCAGCAAGGGCAATTAGTATTTATACGCCAGGTAATGTCGATCAATTGCTTATAAATACTGATGGCAGTATTTATTTGAAGCCTGGTGGTCATCCAATATTATTTAGAGATAGTTCACCAGGTGCATCAGGTCGTTGGGCCATACAGAATCGAACTACAGGAACGGGTTTATTTCTTCTATGACACTCTCCATATCCAGCACGGTGATGATTTCGTCGCCTACCTTCACGACATCCTCAACCTTCTCAACCCAACTAATTCCCCACTTTTCTCTCTTCTAAAACTATACTTGGT